TGTTCCATACGATACGTTTATGATGGGTGGCTAATGAGTTACGCGAAGGGCAAATACGCTTTTGGTTTCTGTGACAAGACAGGGTTTCGTTACCCTCTGAAAGACCTTGTCTATGAGTACAATAACGGCATCAAGACTGGATTCTTGGTTGGTAAAGACGTTGCCGACCCAGATCAGCCTCAAAATTTTCTTGGGCGAGTAAAGATATTTGACCCTCAATCACTTCGAAATCCAAGACCTGATACCTCTCAGAAGGCTAGTAGGGGTCTGTTTGGTTGGAATCCTGTTGGGAATCCAGCGCAATCTATGGTAGGCTCTGTTGGAAGAGTTACCGTCAACACAACGGAAGGATCGTAACATGGCTGGCCCAAAGAAAAGACTTGGCAAAGGTAAGAACCGCTTAAAATTTGAGGATGTCTCTCCACGAGCGGAAAAAGAAGAGCAAGAGATGCTTGACAAAAAAAGTTATGGCGGCAAAGCCAAGAAAAAAATGGGTGGCGGTAAGATGAAAAAACCTGTTGCCATGAAGATGGGTGGCAAGTGCCGTGGTATGGGCGCAGCAACTCGTGGTGGCAACTATAGAATGGGATAAGTTCAAATGAACTATTCTGAGTTAGTACAGGCAATACAAGATTATACAGAGAATGACGAAACAACTTTCGTTAGCAATATTCCTGTATTTGTACGCCAAACAGAAGAATCTATACATCGTACAGTTCTTGTGCCTGAACTAAGAAAGAACGCCACAACAACTTGTGATGCGAACAATAGATTCCTGTCTAGGCCATCTGACTTCTTGGCACCGTTTTCTTTCGCCGTAATAAACACAGACGGCGATTATCACTATTTACTGCCAAAGGATGTAAACTTCATACGTGAGGCATACCCTAACCGCGCCACTGCAGCACTACCAAAATACTACGCTGAGTTTGATGGCGATATAGAGTCAGACAACTCTGCAGGTCACTTTATACTGGGTCCAACGCCAGACGCGGCTTATGAAGTTCAATTGCACTATTACTTCGATCCGCCTTCCATTGTGGAATCCAGCACATCGTGGCTTGGTGATAATGCAGAAGAGGCTCTGTTGTACGGTAGCCTTGTACAAGCGTACATATTTATGAAAGGTGAACCTGATGTAATGCAACAGTATCAACAAAGGTTTGATTCTGCTATGCAGAAGCTGATGGTTCTTGGGGAAGGTAGGCTGAAGCGCGACGACTATCGCAATGATCAGCCTCGGCTGGAGATGTAGATGTTTCACACTAAAATGGAAATCCCACGGTATGAGCAGATTGTTAGTGTGAAGACCACTGATAATAGAGGCTTTACGCCTGAAGAGGTTGCTGAGACTTGTGCGGATAAGATTATGGCAGTGTCTAAGGATGCCCCGCCAGCTATACGTGACCAAGCAATAGCGTATAAAAACCAGATGCAGGGTGTAATTGCTCACTACATGAAAGAAGCTATTCGCAGTGACCGCACAACTGTGTATAATGCAATCAAAGATGCCGGACATCCCGAACTGGCTGAACTCATAAGGAGACTTTAACATGGCGTTTAATGGGAACTTTATGTGTACCTCGTTTAAGAAAGAACTTATGCAGGGCGCACACAACTTTTTGAACTCTGGTGGCAACACCTTTAAGATTGCTTTGTTTACCAATGCTCAAGCTGGTAACGACAACCTTGGCGGTACGTCTACAGACATGGACGAAACCATCACAAACTATTCTTCATCTGCAGCGAACGAAGTGCCTACATCGGGTACATACCCTGCAGCAAACACGTTAGGTCGTGTGGACCCCTCAAGCGGTGGTACAACGGCGTTTACTGACTTCAACGACATCACGTTCACATCTACAACAATCACTGCTCGTGGCGCACTTATCTACAACGATGATACAGTTGCTACTCCGGGCGTTATCGCAGAAGACGCGGCAGTTGTTGTGTTGGACTTTGGCACCGATAAGGGTTCTACATCTGGCGACTTCCAGATTGTTTTCCCAACTGCGGATGCAACAAACGCTCTAATTAGGATTGCATAATGGCAAAGGTCTTTGATCGTATAAAAGAAACAAGCACGTCAACAGGGTCTGGTGACTTTACTCTAGAGGGTTCCCCCACTGGATACAGAACCTTTGATAGTGTCTTTTCTGTAGGCGATCAGACCTTCTACTGCATTATTGCAGGCACAGGTGAGTTTGAGGTTGGTCAGGGAACTTACTCTGCAACCAACACGCTAGAGAGAACAAACGTGCTTTCTAGTACCAGTTCGGGAAATCTGGTTAATTTTATAGCGGGTAGCAAAGATGTGTTTGTTACCATGCCAGCGTCAAAGGCTGCGTCGAGCGATGATGCAATCGCTTACGCTATAGCTCTAGGATAGGAAACTGTAATGTCTAAGGTTTTGGTTTTTGATTACACGTTCGATGCATCAGCAAGAACTGTTGAGCTTGATGGTATTTATCAGCAAAAGACGATACTGATCATCAACAATACTACATCAAGCCAGATCATATACAGTGCGTTTGATGACAGCCTGAATATCTCAAACATTCAGTTTAACTACACAAACTACACAACTACTCTGACACTGTCCTTCGATACAACGGCAATGTCGGATACGGATCAGTTGCAAATTTTTGTAGATCAAGGCGCAACTAAGTTTGAACCTGCAGAGACATATGCGGACCCAGTTTCCAAGCTGCGTGTTTCAAATCCAGAAAACTTGATTGATACAGACTTTGAATACGGCCTTCAGTCTACAAAATGGGAAACGCTAGAGCTTACAAACAACATCCCTACATTCTTTAGCCGTTCAGGTGATGCTGCATTGGATGTTACAAGTATTGAGACAACATCGGGTAGCTCAAGCATCCTTGTTACAACAGCAACTCCACACGAACTTCTTCGCGGTACGCCGATTATTGTGAAAGGTACGCAGACGATTCTTGCTGATGGTGGTTTTATCATCAAAAGTATTCTTAGTGATACTGAGTTTACTTATGAAGCCAAGGGTTCGATAAGCTCTAGCGGCAGTATTTATGATACATACACAGAGTTGTTTATCGCTTCTATCTACGAAGGCACGGAGTTTAAGTTAACGAACGTCGCTGGTATGACTAGCAACGAAGTTGACCCTAGTACTCTAACAGTAAACACAGAATATCCGACAAAGTTCACCCCCGGAACTAAAGTCGCTGTAGCTAATACCTTTGCCAAATCTACGCTAGATGTGAACACAAACCTTGTTGATATTGATAACGTCATCAACAAGCAGCAGGATTACGTCAGTGCAACCGCCACAGGTGAGGGTACAGGTGTATATGACAACTGGCACTTAGGTGGAGTTCAGCCTTTTCGTTTTAGAAATACAAGAGGTAATGGCTACAACAAGGGTATGTGGTTCTCAGAGGATGAGTTAAGTATTAATACTAGCTCTGATTACATTACATTCCCAACTGCTCATCCGTTTAATAGTTATGACATTGTATACTATGTTGGAGACACCACTTCAGGCAATACACCTATTTCAGGATTAGCTTATGGAAACGCTTATATTGTCTATTATATCAACTCTACAACTATTCGTCTGCAGTATCTGTTCTCATCTTCTTCAACTAGAAGGGTTCAGATTTATGGCCCCGGCACAAGCGGCGGTGTTGTTAAGAGCGCGTTTATCGGCGGGTATGGTTTAACTTATTATAACTCAAGTTATGGCATTAGTGGTTGGCAACTTCAGTACTCTTCTAGTTGGTATAATAATCCAAGTTACAGCTATGCTCGTGCGTATGAAGAATTTAGATATGGTACAGGTGGTACATCTGCGGCATATATTTGGTGGATTCCTTTATGTAATAGCTCAAATGGACTTGTAACAAGTACACATCCATTAGTTAGTAGTAATTATTACGTTAATTCTAATCCTGTCCTTTCGACACCTACAAATGGTGATTTTGGTTGGTATGTTAGATACTACAGTACCTCGACTACTTATAATGACTATGTGCGGATGGTTGCGAGTGGTTCTTACCAAAGTAGTAGCACATCATACTCTAATGATGGTGCATTTATTAGATGGAATTATAATGTTGATGGCGGGCGTTCCACTCTTTACATGCCGAATCATGGTTTAAGCACCTATGATCACGTTCAGATTAATGCTGTTGAGGGTACTCTGCCTCCTGAGATTACTGATGGCGGCGTTTATCGCGTTGAAAAGGTTAGCGATGACAGAATAGCCCTAAGAGAATCTACAGGATCAAACGCTGCAGTTGCATTTTCAACTGCAGGTACATCTGACCTTGAATACAGATTTACAGCGATTCTCCCAAAAACAACGGCGAACTCCTTAAAAGTAGCGGGTAACACGCTTCTTAACAGCGACAAAATTACTTACACAGTACCCGGTGGTGGCACTGCTATTGGTGGGCTTGTTAGTGGAACGGATTACTACGTTGCTAATAAGAATACGGAAGAAGATACTTTCCAAATCTCAACAACACCAAACGCTTTAACTGCGGACAGTGTGTTTATATACGAAGGAAACTCCAGTTACGTTAATCCAACAACAAACACTTTAACAGCGTTTGGGCAAACAATGCCATTTGTGAATGGAGATGCTGTTAAGTACACGACAAACGCTTCAGCCTCTTTGCCGGGATTATCAGACGACACCGTATATTGGGTTGGAAGTATATCGTCGTTGAGCTTTAAGTTGTATTACAGCA